GGCATAGCAAAGCTGTTGGTGGCGACCCGAAATACCATGGCTCCATGGAGACAATCTCCCGATCTGGAGGCACAAATGAGAAAACGTGATTTCGCCGCCTTACTAATCCTTCTCGCGGCTTACTACTTCTTGAAGGGGGTAGGGGGGCTAATTAGGAGGGGGGCGGTGTTTATGAGAGTACCTATGAAAAAAAATGACAAAGACCAGAAATCGCCAGTCGAGTGTGCCATTTGCAGAAAGACTGCCTGGGTGAAGGAGGATGAGTTGCATTACTGCCCTCCTTGCTACCGGAAGGTACAGAGGTTATCGGATCGCAGGGCATCTTTTAATCGAAGGCACGGCTAAGGGTCTATGAAGGCAACCCGCGAACCCAAACTTAGGGGGGGCGGTCTTTTTGACAAACCAAAATAGGAAAACATGAAATGTCACTTTACAAAAATATTGCAAAACGAAGGGCTTCTGGAAAGAAGATGCGCAAGAAGGGGGATGCGGGTGCGCCATCTGATCAGGACTTTAAGAATGCCGCTAAGACAGCAAAGAAAAAGCCTACATCTCCAGCTAGTTCGGCGGGTAGGCGCAGAACGGCGAGAAAGAAGTCCTAATGGCTACTCCGAACAAAGGTAAGGCGAAGGTCAAGGTTACTGCGTCGGGTAAGCGTGTGTCCTATGGGCAGGCTGGTAAGGCTAAGGATGGCAGTCGCAGGGTTAAGCCAGGCAGTGCAAAGGGTGATAGTTATTGCGCCCGATCGCTGGGCATTAAGAAGCGTTTGCCGAAGAAGAAGCAGAACGATCCGAACACCCCCAATAATTTAAGTAGAAAACGCTGGAAGTGTTCCGGCGCAAAATCCAAAAAATAGGAGTTTGATATGCCAAATGTAAAAGGAAAGAAGTACCCGTACACCAAGGCTGGTATGGCAGCGGCGGAGAAGGCGAGAGCAGCGGACAAGAAAAAGAAGAAAAAGAAATGATGAAAAAATCTAGGTGTGATCATCGAGAGAAGTTGGGCAGTAAGGGTGACATGCGTCGCCCTACTGACACCAAGTCTTTCGAGAGTAATTGGGACCGCATTTTCGCCAAGAAGAAGGTGGAGGAGCGCAAGGATGCCTAGCCTAGTATTGCAGAGGTTTGCCTATCATCCAGAGGGTACGTTAGGCGTCCTTCTGGCGTCCGTAGCGCACTTCTACACGGTTGAAAAGCCTTGGGAGGACAATACCCCCTTTAAGTCTTGTATACCCGAGGGAGAGTACCCTATGACCTGGGAACGCAGTCCCAAGTTTGGTATGTGCTGGCATGTAAATGATGTGCCGAATCGAACTCATATTCTTATTCATGCAGGCAATACGTCGAGAGATGTGGTGGGTTGTGTGGCGGTTGGTAGATCTTTGCTGGGAGACACCATAGGAGTGGGCGAGAGTCGCAAGGCAATGGCTGAGCTAGAAGGTATAACCACGGGGGCTGAATGGACACTGAAAGTAGAGTTTGTAAAAGATGCAGCAACGATCTTGAATTAAAGGCGTTTCGCGCTGGTCGCTATACCTGCCGGACTTGTGAGGTTCAGCGTATTAGGGATCGTGACGCTGGACAGGAGGGTTGGTTCCGCCGAATTTTGAAATCCAGCAAAGACAACGCGAAGAATCGGGGCATACACCACGAGTTAACCTTAGATGACATTCGTGACGTTTACGAAGAGCAGAGCGGCAAGTGTGCAGTTACTCGACTGCCGCTGACTACTGAGGCTGCTTCGCATGATAACCCTCGCTGGACTAATGCTTCGCTGGATAGGGTGTCGGTTGACGTTGGGTACACTCGCGAAAACGTCATCATGGCTTGCTGGTCCGTAAACAGAATGCGGCACAGAATGAGCTATGGGGATTTAAGGTTTTGGTGTGAGTTGATTTTGCATGGTGATGATCCATCGCAGAAAGATGCGAAATGACCCTAGCCGACACGGGGGAGGAGATTGAGCCGACTAGGGTCTGTTACATCTAGCAGGAGGTAACGCTACAAAGTATGTATTAAACCACTTGGCGTTGCAATATGAACGACATCGAAAGTATCGCTCGTGTACTGAAGAGCGACTTCCCGAAGTACGCAAAAAACATTCTGAAAGTAGTGACAAAAGAGGGGGCGATAAAGCCCTTCGATTTGAATCCTGGTCAGCTTGCCATCCACAGGCAGTTGGAAACACAGTTAAAAGAGACGGGGCGCATAAGAGCCCTTGTACTAAAAGCCCGACAGGTGGGGATATCTACCTATGTGGAGGGGCGATTTTTTTGGAGGATTACCCAAACTAAAAATGCAAACGCTTTCGTACTTTCGCACTTGGCGGAATCAACTAACTCGATCTTTAACATGGTGCGGCACTTCTATGAAAACGTACCTCATCCAGCCTTCAAGCCGCCTCTTGCTTCGCAGAGCGCACAGACGCTCTCTTTTGATGGTCTCAACTCACGTTACCGTGTCGGAACGGCAAGAAGTACTCAGACCGGACGAGGGCAAACCAACAGGTTTATCCACGGTTCCGAAGTAGCTTTCTACCCAGCGGGGTCCGATATTGTAGCCGGACTGCTTCAAACTGTAGGTAATGAAGACAGTGAGGTGATCTTAGAGAGCACCGCTAATGGAGCGGGTGGCTGGTTCTACGATCAGTGCATGAAGTCCCTGCGTGGAGAAACTGACTGGATCGTGTGCTTTGTGCCATGGTTCTGGATGCCAGAGTATCGTCGGACTGTAAATCCGTACTTTGAGCGGACTGAGGAAGAAGAAGAGCTTGCGAGACGTTACGAATTAGACGATGCTCAATTGTGCTTCCGGCGGAGCAAGATCGATGAGTTGGGTTCCACGGACTTGTTCCGCCAAGAGTATCCTTCGACTCCGCTGGAAGCATTCCTTACCTCTGGTCGCTGTTTCGTTGAAGACCCCTGCCTAGTTAAAGCCGAAGAGAGTTGCTACACCCCTGACTTTTCAGGGGAGCTCGATAATGGCGAAATAATTTCGAGACCTCACGGTCGATACAAAGAATGGGACTCTCCTCGTGACGGCTCCTACGTCATAGGGGTCGATGTCGCGGAAGGTCTAAGCCACGGAGACTACTCTTGCGCTCAAGTACTAGACCACCTTGGGCGACAGGTCGCCTGCTGGCATGGACATATAGACCCGTATCAGTACGCCGATTTGCTGTTATCGTTGGCAGAACGCTGGAATAGTGCGTATGTTATTATTGAAAGAAATAATCATGGCTTAACTACACTTCGCCGACTACAAGAGTTACAATATGTCAACCTATACATCGAATCGAGCGTAGATAATGCTTATGGTGATAGGTTAACGAAGCGGGGCGGTTTTCTCACAACGAGTAAAACCAAGCCGCTGATCATCGATAATCTGGCTGCGTTACTGCGTCAGAACGATTCTGGCATTGCCGATACGGAACTTGTATCTGAATGCAGGACGTATGTTATCGATGATAAGGGCGGAACCAACGCCCAAAGCGGATGTTACGACGACCGCCTGATGGCTTACGCCATTGCCTTACACGGATTAACGAGCCTGCCGCGCCCTAGAGAAAGAAAGGTTGCGAATAGGTTTTCGGCTTTTGATCCGACAGTAGGGTACTAAGTGGACGAATTTCTCGAAAGCGACGTAGAAGAAGAAGGTCAGGACATCGAGCTTGCCAACCTTGGCGCTCGTCTAAAATCCCTATACCGCGAATACAAAGATGCCCGTCGAGACATAGAAGACGAGTGGCTAATGGATTTGCGCCAATACAATGGGCAGTACGAGCCCGATGTTATTGCTCGACTAGATTCTCAGGGCGCTAGATCAAAAGTATTCGTTGGTCTGACCCGCACAAAAGTTATGGCTGCATACAGCCGAATCGTTGACCTGATGTTTCAGGCTTCCGATACTTATTTTGGCATCAAGCCAACTCCCCGCCCGACTATAGATCCCCTCAAAGCAATGCAGATGCGACAACAGGCTATGCAAGAAGTTGCTGCTGCGTCCGGTATGCCAACAGCGGACGGCATGGGTGACCTCGTAGCGGCTCGAATGGAAGAGCTTGAGCCTATGTTTCTTGAGGCTGAGAAGGAAATAGCCGAAGAAGCAGCTAAAGAGATGACGATAGACATCTTGGATCAGCTAATTGAGGCGAACTCAGATCAAAAGATTAAGTCTGCGATCATGGAAGCCTGTATTTTTGGTAGCGGCGCCATTAAAAGTGGCACGGTATCTATAGATAGAAGCCAGTCGTACAGCAAAGTGATGAATGAAGCTGGGGAAAGCGGCTACGCACTGTCTATGATCGAGCGAGTGACGCCAGATATTGAAGCCGTTTCTATATTTGATCTATATCCAGACCCGTACTGCACAAATTTACGAGATTGTGATGGGTTATTTCGTCGGCACATCCTTACAAAACGCCAATTGCGAGACCTAAAAGATCTTCCAGGCTTTGATGGCGAAGAGATTGAAGAGGTTATCCGGACTCAACGCACCGGAGATCACACCGAAGAGACCCACGAGCGCACCCGTAGAGAGATTTCAGGCATCAATGAGTTTGGTGAGTCTCGCAGATACGAAGTATTAGAGTACTGGGGCTGCATTGACGGTCAAGATCTTGCGGATTACGGCGTCGAACTCGACGAAGACACAGACTTAACTCAGCAGTTTGACTCTAATGTTTGGTTGTTGGGCGGAAAAGTTATCAAGATCCAGTTAAATCCAGTAATGGGTTATAAGATCCCGTACCAAATATTCCCATACGAGCGATCTCCCCACCAATTCTGGGGAACCGGCGTACCTAAGATGATGCGCGACAGTCAAAGCACGATGAATGCCGCGACTCGTATCTACCTAGACAACATGGCGTTGTCGTCTGGTCCAATGATGGAAGTTAACTCTGATCTGTTAGCTGCCGGTGAAGATCCCACAGACATTCACCCTTGGCGAGTATTTTTGCGTGAAGGCGGCGACGGCACCATGCCAGCCGTAAGATTTTTCCAGCCAGTCGCAAACGCTAACGGATTGACTTCTATTATCGATATCTTTCGCCGGTTTGCGGACGAAACAACTTCGTTACCATCCTACACACACGGGGAACAAACCAAGTCGTTAAACAAAACGGCGACAGGTATCAGCATGTTAATGGGTGCTGCAAACGTATCACTCAAGTCAACGATCAAAAATCTAGATGACTTCCTAGTGAGACCAATGATCGAGTCTTTGTTCCATTTCAACATGCAATACGGAACAAACGAGAAATCAAAAGGCGATCTAAAGGTCGTTGCTAGAGGCTCAACTGCGCTCATACAGAAGGAAGTTCAGTCACAGCGGCTGCTTCAGTTTATGTCGCTGCTGGGTAGTCCAGAAGACCAAATGCTAGTGAATCGACCCCAGCTACTGAAGTCGATTGCTGAGTCTATGGATATTGATCCCGAAGCATTTATGAAGTCAGAGGAAGAGATCAATGCCGAAATCCAGCAGCAGCAAGCTCAGCAACAACAAATGCTCCTTGCAGCAAGCCAGGGCAATCAATCGCCTGACGGGAATGCCGGAATGGGCGCTCCTGATGGAATTGTGTGAAAACAGATTATTGGAAGCCCACCGCGATTTAGAGACGGTGGATGAAAAGTATTTTCGATCCAAGCAAGGAAAGGTCAGTGAGATCAGATTCATGCTTGGTTTGGAAGAGACAGTGAAAGCTGTTTTGAACCGTGACCGGACACCTTCGAGTACACCTGGTTACGAAATGTAAAGGACTCTCTACAGAAGTAGACCCAAGGAACGAATGATGAGAAATGATCCAGAGCAATTAGAACGCGAAGCGCGAGAAATTTTGGAGCAGGCACAGAAAGCTAAATCAGAACCCAATCAAGGTGACGGTCTTGACATGGACACCTCTGAAGAGCAGGAAGAGCAGCAACAAGAAGCCCCCACGGAGTCTGTGGATACGGCTGAAGAACTCGTAGCTGAGACTCAAGAGTCAGATGAGGATCGCGGCGAATCTCAACTGGACGACGCCGTCGTTAAGGCGGAACAGCGCGTAAAAAATGCTCAGGCGAAAATGACGAAAGCTTTGCAGGAAACCTCTGCTCTCCGTAAGCATATGGAGAATCTCCAGAGGGTTAATGATGAGTTAAGTCAACAGTTAGCTGCTAAAGAAGAGAAGGACGACAGACTTGATGAGGTTAGGGAAAACTACCCTGACATTGCAGGTCCATTGCTCGACGCTTTAGAAAAGCAGAAAACTGAAGTTCAACAAACCCGCGAAGCTTTAGCTCAACAACAAAGAGTAGCTTACGAGAGAGAACAAAATGTTGAAATTGAGGAACACTGGTCTCGCATCAGAGATTACCACCCAGACGTTGACGACTTGCTCGTCACTACTGAGTGGAATGACTGGTTATCGGATCAGACTCAAACCATCCAAAGATGGGTCAACGAAGGAAGCTCTAACGACGCTGTTTCTGTGTTGCAAAAGTTTAAGGCGGATATGGGTATTGGCGAACCAACGCCGCAAGAGAAGGTCTTAGAAAAAGCGAGGAAGGTGGCTGAACCAAAAATGCCATCCGCCCGTAAGACCAACACAAAATCCGGAAAGAAAACGTGGACGGTGGAAGAGATCAAGGCAATGCCTAATCGAGAATTCGAGAAGCATCAAGCTGAGATTATGGAAGCCTATGCGAAGAATCAAATCCGGACTTAATTTTTACTCTTGCTAAAGGAATAAGTTATGTCTTTTTCACAATTCAGCACTGGAACTACTTCTGAAGTAAACTTCATACCTGAAGTATTTTCCAAGTTGCTTCAAGCGAAGTTTTACAAAACTTCAGTATTGCCTGCAATTTCTAATGTAGATTACGAAGGCGAAATCTCTGGTCAAGGCGACAAGGTAACCATAAGAACTGTACCAGCCGTAACGATCAACAACTACACAGGTACTGTTAGTACTCAAGAATTGACAACCTCAAAGGTTGAATTGCTTATCGATAAAGCTAAGTACTTCAGCTTCTTAGGTGATGACATCTTGAGAGCTCAAGCAGACATCGATTACGTTTCTAAGGCGTCTGACGATGCTGCGGAAGGTATGCGTATTGCTGTTGAGACAGACGTACTAGCTGGCGTTGTTACCGGCGCTACAACTATCCAAGCTCAAGCTACGATCAGTGCTACTAATGTTTTAACAAGCATTCTTAGCATGTCTACTGCATTAGACAATTTGAACATTCCAGAAGAAGGTCGATTTATCGTTCTTTCTCCTGAGTTCATCTCGTTGCTAAAGCAGTCTGAGCTTCGTCAAGCGTACTTAACTGGTGACTCTGAGTCTCCATTACGCAACGGCAAGGTTGGCATGGTTGACCGTTTTACGGTTTACCAAAGCAACATGCTTTTGACACCAGGATCAGGCGCGGACAGTGGTTATACACACGTTCTTGCTGGTCACCCCAAAGCAATCAGCTTTGCTTCTCAGTTCACCAACACTGAAACCCAACGAATGGAATCTACATTCGGCGATCAGGTTCGTGGTCTGAAAGTATACGGCAGCAAGGTAGTAGTACCTGACGCTCTCGTAGTAGGTAAGTGGACTTAGTAATAGGTCGAGGGGAGAGCTTCGGCTCTCTCCTCTCTACTTATGGAAAGTGAAGTGCGCTTACAAAGAATAGAAAACAAGTTAGACCAGCTAAGCGAATTAGTGGGTCAAATTGCCCGTGTAGACGAAAGAGTCGTATCTATACATAAGCGGCTAGACCGGCATGAAAAAAGGCTGGACTGGTTAGAAGAGCAAAAGCGCGAACTTGAAACGGTTGTTCAGCAGGGCAGCGCAGCCTCAAAACTATATGAAAGAGCAGGGTGGATTGTGTTCTCCGCGCTAGTAGCTTTCATAGCAACCTACATGGTGAATTAAAAATGACTGCAACAAAAAAAGATGATTTGTATCAAGAAGCGTTAGAGAAGCATGACGTCAAGTTAGACCGTCGACTATCTCTAGATCAGCTACAAGATCAAATCAACCGGCTTCAGTCATCAAAGAACAATCCAAAGAAGGAAGTGAAAACTCCTGTACCGAAGTTCGTAAAAAATGTGATTACGGGCAATGTATTTGAATACAACGAATTATTCGCGGGGAACCCCGACTTACAGGTTATAGAGTGGGAGTCTGATGATGGCGACAACTAAGGTTGTAGATATAATTGATCGAGCTTCCATTATTTTGCAGGACGTTGCCCATGTCCGCTTTCCTGAAGCTGAGCTACTAAAGTTCTTTAATGACGCTCAAAGGGAAGTAGTTCTTCTGCGCCCAGATGCAAATATGCAGAACGCTACAATGACTTGTGCTGCCGGTAGTAAGCAGACGATCCCAGCTATCGGCTTGCGATTAGTTAATGTCATAAGAAATGTTGGCGGTAGGGCGATTACTCAAGTGGATCGCCAGATACTTGATGAGACCCTACCGGATTGGCATCAATCCGTTGCTGATGTTACCCGCAAGATAGAACACTTTATTTTTGATCCAGCAGACCCAAAACATTTTTATGTTTATCCGTCAGCACTAAGCTCGTTCGTTCTAGAGGTCTTGTATAGCTCTCTCCCTACACCGATTTCTATTTCTAACTTTGGAACTGACACGACCGTTATATCGCTTGATGACATATACGCAAACTGCCTCTTGGACTACATCTTGTATAGGTCATACCAAAAAGATGCAGAGTTCTCTGGGAACGCTCAAAAGGCAGTAATGCATTATCAAGGTTTTACTTCTGCGTTGGGCTCTAAAACGCAGGTTGACGGAGCACTGACTCCTACTCCCAATATAAATCAAGGTCGTGGCTAATGAAGTTTTTAGATTTTGCACAAATTGTTAGACCAGAATGCCATGGCGCTCCTGACTTTATTATAGAGAGAGCGGTAAGGGATTCTGCTATTGAGTTCTGCAAGCGTACTGGCGTTTATATTCCGGAGCCGGAAGAGATTCTTGCCGTTGCTGGGGTTAATGAATACGACCTTAGTGTACCTAGCGGCACAGAGCTCAACTACATCACCGACATATTTGCCGATTCTTTCAAGTTGCAGCCGGTCAGCTATAACACGCTGTTGGAGAGAGTGGGTGATGGGTCTAGTAAAGGCGCACCAGCTTATTACGCACAGAGAGATAACGCGCAATTTTTTGTTGCGCCAATCCCCGATGCCACTAAAAAGCTCAGGGTGCTTTTTTCATTGAAGCCAAGCTCTACGAGCACAAGCATCCCAGATACCGTGGGGAAAGAAAATAGAGAGGCAATTGCTCAAGGCGCTATCTATCGATTACAGATGATGCCTGGTCAAGCTTTTACCGACATGGGTTCCGCTAGTAATAACAAAACACTATATGAAAGACAGGTAGGTAGAACAATTCGTCAAGTGAAGTACGGGTTTTCAGGCGGTTCATTAACAGTCAGAAGTAGGGCGTTTATCTAATGGCATATTCAGAAACACTTAATTTTGTGACGGGCGATACGCTTCCAGCTTTAACTTTGACGTTAAAGAACAAGAATGCCGCTGTCTCCGGATCTATCCTTGATCCTGACAATAGCGCGACATGGGAGCCCATCAATATTTCTGGGGCAACAGTACGCCTTCGTTTAAGAAAAGTGGGTGAAACTGCTTTAGCCGATACTCGGACGTTTCTCATAACAAATGCGACTGATGGAATATGTGAAACGGATTTTGCTACGGACACGTTCAGTGCAGCAGGAACCTACGAGGGTGAAGTTGAAATCACTTACGCCAATGGAAACAAGCAAACTGTACACGATCTAGTTAAGTTCAAAGTGCGTGAAGACTTCGACTGATGGCTACTAAAATTGTCATCACAAGCGTAGATCTAAAAGCTGGGGTAACTGCCTCGGACTTACGATCTGTGGCGGCAAGCACTTTAGTGACGGCTGAATATTTACTTGATCCAAATTCCCTCACAAGATTCTTCTATG